CTTGAACCTGGCATGTTCGCTCTCCCAGTCATCGCGGCACTTCGCGCAACACCAGCGCCGGGGCGCTGGCACCGGATCATCACACCACAGGCAGCGCCCGGTGAACACCGCCTCAGGCTCGGCGCGCCGCCGCTTCAGCGCGCGCTCCAGTGCCTGTTCGATCTGTTTTTGCGCCTGATCAATCACGTCCATGCGCGCTCTCCTCCCGCACCACGTAGCGTCCCGCCAGCTCAGCGGCGGCAAAACCCAGCGCCATCACCTGTGCCAGCTCATCCCCCGGCAGGTCGCCGTAGGCAGCCAGCAACGCATCGCGTAACTCTGGCAGGCTGCCGGCCCCGTCGACGATCCGCTGCACCTCGGTCATAATCGCCCGCCAGGCGGGCTCCGTCTCGACCTCCATCTGCTCGGCCATCGGGCCCGCCACGTCGATGTCCGGCGCATCCGCCGCGCCGTCCTGGGCGTGCGCCGTCGCCTCTAATGCGGGCAGATCACGCGCCTGGGCAGCGGCCGCCGCCGCGCTCCCGCCGTTGCCTGCACCCAGCACCGCCTCATCCTGACCCACCTCGGGAATGCCGAACTTCTCGCTCACCCACGCCTGCGGGATGGGCATGCCGGCCTGGCTGAGCTTGACCACCTGATCGGTCAGCGCCGTCATGTCCTCCGGCTCGGCCACCCGCAGGGTGAGCGCCGGCAGCGGGGCGTCGCCAAGATTGAGCCGCACAATGGGGGTGACAAGGTCGCGCCTGAGCGTGGCCGCCAGCGCCCGCGCATCGGCCTGCAAAATATCGTCGCGCACCTCGGCGTGCACCCGCGCCTGCGCCATGCTTGAGCCATCGTCGGTAGTCATGGTCTGACCCAGCACCGCCTTGCTCACCTGTCGGTCGAGGTACTCGATCAGCTTGTGATACAGGTCGGCGCTGGCCGTCTTGCTACCCGACTCGATCAGCTCCAGCGCCATCTCCTGCGGGATCACCGCGGCGGCATCAGACCCCAGGCTGAAGGCCGCCTGCTTGAGCACCGCTACGTCGTCCGGGCTGGCCCCCTGGTGGTACTTGCCCACCCGGATCGGCTGACCGAACAGCTCACAAAAGCGCGCCCAGTCGCGCAGGGCGTAGGATTTGAACACCCACGCCCACAGCGCCGAGCGCGCCACCCCGCCCAGCAGCGGGATGCCGGAGGCCATCGGCGGCCGGTGCACAATAAACCGATAGGGCGGCACCTCTTGGCCATCGGCGCTGCCATCCACCAGGCGCAGCAGCCGGCCGGTATCGCGATCCCAGCTGAACCAATGTGCCTCACGGGGGATAATCTCCCGTGGCCGCCAGTGGCCACCGGCGGTCTCCCAGACAATCTCCGCCACCGCGTAGCCCTTGGCCACTGCATCCATCAATTGCGCAATCAGCGCCGGCGCATCAATGGCGTCCAGCGCCTCGCGCACCAGTGCGGCGGCGCGCTGGGCCGGCGACGACTCATCCCGTGGCGCGATCTCCATCGGCAGGCCCGCCACTGCCAGGGTGCGGGTTTGCAGCACGGCGCGGTAGTGCAGATCCTTCTGGCGGACATCGTCCGCCGCCAGCAGAAAGTCGTGCCCATCACCCATGCTGGCCCGGCGCAGGATATCCGCCACCTGCGCCGGCGTCATGCTGGCCATCGGCCGCCATTGCCATACAGAACGCAGCCCCGTTTGCGAGGGGCGTGCGATCTCGGTTGTCAGGTCGTGTTTTTTCACCATCCGGTTCACCATCCGGCCCACTCCCGGGCGCCTGCGCGCCCGCCTGTCTCATCCATACTGTCGGCAAAGCGCCGTCTCGATACCGCCTCATAGGCATACACCGGCACGCTCTCGCTGGCCGCCGATACCGCCAGCGCCAACGCCCAGAAGCGGTCGGCGTGGCCGTTATCGGACCGCTCCGCCACCAGGCGCGGCGCGCCGGTGGGGCCGGCCACCCGCTGTACGCTGTGCAGATCCTGCCGCAGCGGGGCGTTGCCCACCGGCAGGCGCAGGCGCTTATCTTCCATCCGCTCCTTCAAGGCGGTGGCCATGTCGAGCTTTCTGGCCGGCGTAAACAGCACCCCCTCCACCCGGTAGCTGCCGTGGCGCCGTTGCGCCTCCTGCACCGGCATCTCGCCCAGGCCGGTCTGGTCAAGGGCCGCCCGCACCACCCGGTAATCGCGCATGATCCGGTCGAGCCGGGCCAGCTGCTCGGCAAAACTCGTCGCCCGCAATTCGATCAGCTCGCGCAGCCAGAGCACATCCCCCAGCTGCTCCAGCACGGCAATCACCGTCAGGTCGCCACGGGCGGCAAAGTCCATGCCCACATACACCGGCCCGCCCTGATACACGCCCGGCGCGGCGCTATCCTCGCAGCCATCGATCAGCTCATAGGGCAGCCAGCTGGTCGCCCCATCCACAAACTGGCACTCGAACTCCTGCGCCCAGGTGACCGGGTCGCCCGCCGCGCGCCTGAGCTCCTCGATGTTGCGCGGCAGGCCGTCGGCCACCGCGTCATGAATGGTCACCACATGGCGCGAGAACAGCGAGTCCGGCCCGGTCATGATCTCGTAGAACTTGTCACCCCGCCCGTTGGGGGTGGAGATCACCCGCAGCCGCAGGTCCGGCCGCGACACCACCGGCACCAGCGCCCGCCACAGGGCGCGGTTGTCCTTGTGATGGGCGAACTCGTCCAGAATCAGGTTGTCGCTCATGCCGCGCGCGGTCTCCGGCTTGGCGGCAATGGCGCGGATGTAGCTGCCGCCGGGCAGGCGCACCATGTGCGCCATCTCATCGGCGGCAAAGGGCACCTCCAGCGCCTCGAACGCCGTTCCCACCGCCCGCAGGTGCAGGGCCGCACCGTTGCGGATCGCATCCAGCGCCCGGTCGCGGCTGATCGATAAAATCGTCCAGCGCACCAGTCGCCCCTCGGCCTCCGCCTCCAGGCAGTCGAGCACCGCTTCCAGGGTGGTGGTAAAGGTCTTGCCGGTCTGGCGGCTCCACATCGCCGCCTTCCAGCGGCTCTTGTCCGCCAGATAGCGGCGCTGGTAGGGGTAGAGCAGGGGGGAGGTCATGCCTGCCGCTCCGTATCAGCCAGCCTCTGGCACTCACCCATACAACGCCTCCTTAATCTGTGCCAGGGTCGCCGCATCCAGCGCCCGGCCCGATTTTTGCGCGGCGTGCTCCACCGCTTCGATCTTGGCTTTCACCTCATCCTGCCAGCGTTTCTGCGCGATGCTGGCCCGGCTCGCCTCGGCCACCGCCCGCGCCGCCTGGCTCAGCAATTTCACCTGCTCGGCCGGCTCCACATCCTCCGCCTCGCGCACCTTGATCAGCGCGTCGAACAGCGATGACTGCACAATGCGGATCACCGCCGCCGAGTGTTCGTCCGCTTCGTCCGGCGCCGCCTCGGCGATCAGCCGTGCCGCCTCGGTGCTGGCCCTGATCGCCGCCAGGGTGCGGTCGATTTTCTGCCGGTAGCGGTGCGCCGCCGACACCGACAGCGTCTCGCCGAAGCGCTGCTGTAGCTCGGTCACCAGCTCCGCCAGGGTGTAGCGGTCCTCGGCGATCGCTTCCTCCAGCCAGGCGCGCGCCTCGGCAGAGAGGCGGCGGGCTTTATGTATCCGCGCCATGCTTACCACCTCGGCGGGCGAGCGAGTCCGGCCGGCGCCTCAGCCCGGTAGTCATACACGTCTTCCCCCTGCGCGGTCAGGCTGGCCCCCCACAGCGGCCCGCTGCGGTCGATCTTCACCAGCCCGTGATTGGCCAGCCAGCCCAGCTCTTTGCGCACCATGTCCGCCGTGGCGCACAGGGGAATGTCGTGGGCACAGGTCAGCAGCACCGTCTCCGAGGTGCCGTAGGGACGGGCGTGCCAGAGCGCGGTCAACAGCATCCAGCGCAGCGTCTCACGCTCCGCCCGGGCATGGTCCAGCGCGGCGTCCAGTCGGCGTTCAGTCATGGGATCTCCTTGCCAGCAGCTCGTATATCCGGTCGATCTTGACGTTGATGGCGGTGAACTCCCGCACCGCGTCATCCCGCATCTGATAGCGTCGCGCGGCTTCGTCGCGGTCTTTTTCCAGCGCGGCGATGCGCGCGCGCGAGTCGTTCAGGTCATCGCGCAGGGTGGTGATCAGCCGCTCCACAGTGCGCTGGTAGCGCTCGTCCGCGGCGGCCAGCTCCCGCGCGGTGTCCTCCCGCCGCTGGTAGTTCAGTGGCAGCTCCGCCAACAGGCGCTCAAAGCGACGCTCCAGCTCGTCGATGCGGCACAGCCGCTGCTCGATGTCGCTCAGCAGCCGCCCGGCAAACCACTTCAGCAGCGCAAACACCCCCGCCAGCACCGAGGCCCCCAGGGTGCCCAGCGCCGCCCAGTTGCCGATCAACAGCTGCCCATCCATGCGACTTACCCCTTCTTGCCGATCCGCTCCGCCAGCGCCTGCAACAGCCCCGGCGCCGGCGCCTGTCCGGCCTGCACGCACTTGTCCCGCGAGCGGGCGCTGACATTGATGCCCAGCACCGCCAACGCCACGCCCCACATGGGGGTCAGCGCGGTGATCGCCTGCGCCACGCTGCCGGCCTGCTCAGGCCGGGCAACAATCGCCCAGGCAATGGCGCCACATTGCACCGCCCAGCTGGCCGCGGTCAGATAGCCAAACGTAGGCCGCCAGCGGCGCACATAGCCATCATGGCTGGCTGCTTCGGCGCGCATGGTGGCGTTGATCTCGCCCAGCCGGGCGGTCTCGGCCTCCAGATGCATGCGGGTCAGATCCGCTTCGTGCGCAAGCTCCAGCTTGCGCACCCGCTCCAGCGCCTCGGGGTCGGCCTGCAACGCGGCGGCTGTGGCCTCGGGGGTGGCTTCGGTGCCCAGCGCCCTGGCTATCAGCGCACCGGCGGCACCACCGGCCGGGCCTCCGAGCAGTGAGCCAATCAGCGGCGCGGCTTTGGCGACCAGGCCGCCCACATCAGACCAATTCATCAGGAGTACCTCCGTGATCCAGGGACGGATGAGTGCCGCGAGAGGGCAGGACGCCCGGAGTGGCCTCGATAAACTCAGCCACCCGACTGGCCCAGCCAGCCGCAAACACGGCTTGCGATGGGTCGCGGGTGATCAGGCGTCCGTAAAAGCGGCAGCGTTCAGCCAGCACGGCGCGATAGAGTCGCGCGCCATCCTGCCGGTTGACCGCCGCCAGGGTGACGGGCCCCACCCTGCCATCCACCGTGACGCCGGCCGCCTGTTGCAGCCAGCGGGCGGCACGACCCGTGCCGTGGTTGACCGCGCAATCGAGCAGCAGCGCCCGCAGAGCGTCGCACTCAATGCGATCAAAGCCCGGCCCGCGCAGGTACAGCTCGCGGTAGATCGCCCGCGCCTCATCGGCGCTCAGAGTGCGCACCTCCTCAGCGCTGACGGCCCGCTCGCGCCAGACCGCCAGCGTCGCCTGGGTGATGCCAAAGTTGGTCGGGCCGCCCCGGTCGGCCGGGTGGTCCACAAAGCCGCCTTCGCGGCGCAGGATATCGTCGAGCAGAGATTCAGTGTTCATGCCCGCCATCATGCGGCGGGCATCAGGTGGTGGGAATTAACAGGGGTTTGGTATCAGAGGGGGAGCGCGTGCTGGCGGCGGGCGCGCTCCTCCGCCCGCTTGCGCTTGATGATGCGGTAAACGTGGATGGTGGTAATGCCGTAGCGCCGTGCCAGCTCGTGGATGTTGTCGCCGGTGAAGTCGCGCCAGATCGCCTCGTCGCGCTCGTGACGCGCCAGGGAGTCGATGGTGGGGATATACACGCCGCTGCCGCCGACGGTCTCGGCCCAGCGGCGCATGACCAGATAGCCGGCATGGTCAGCGGTAGCCTCGTCCATGCCGAAGCTCTCACGCAGTACCTCGGCGGCCTGGTCCGCCATCTCAGCCAGCAGGGGTGTTACACAGCTGCGCCAGTCTTTGCTCTCCATCGTTGCCATCCTCGCCGGGTGCTGGCCAGGCACCTCGCCCTCGCGGGCTATTATAGAGCAGCATCAGCCCTTTGCACGCTGTTGGCGCTCCCAGCGTATCAGGCCGGAGATCACATCGGTGGCCTGGGCGCGGCTCAGCCAGCGTACCTGATCCACCCGCGCCGTGCGCTGCACAAAGGTAAGCAGGGCCGGGTCTTCCAGCCCTGCATCCCAGCCCATCTCCAGCGCCAGGCGTTCGATGGTGGCCAGCTGCCAGCGGCTGGCCGCATCCGGCGCGCTGCCCGCCTCGGGGGCACTGGCGCGCACAGTCGCACCCCGTGCGCGCCAGTGGTCGATCACCCGCACCAGCTCGGCTTCTGTCATGTCGCGGCAGCTCGCCTTGCCGGTCAGGCGGTGCTGCACCGCCCGGCGATCATCCTCGTCCAGACAACCCGCCTGCTTGGCCGCCAGATGGGCCTGCGCCAGCAGCTTGCGGCGGCGGATCTCGGCGTTGCTCATGCAGTACCTCTCTGAACAGCTTGGCACCATCCGCCGCATGGCTTGCCCTTCTGGCCTTCGGCATGGCAAACAAACAGCGCCCGGGACTTAACAGCGGTTGAGAAGTCGCGGCGAGTATGCAGACTGACCGACGCTTCGCTGCCTTTTTGCGCAGCACATCCACTACACATGGGCACTGCCTGGCGGATCGCTTGACGCAGCTGCTGGCGACTCAGGCGCTTCATGGGTCTCGTCTGATAACTCAGGCAGGTAACGCCAGCACCCGGATCTGTAGTCCACCCACCATCTGGCCACTGGCCGCCGTCCTTCATCTCGATCATGCCCTCAACAATCTGGCATTCACCAAAGTGCGCGCAGTGGCCGCAAAGCATGTTGAAGACTTCCGGCCACTCGTCAGCGGTTGGGCGGTAAGGGTCTCGTTTCAGGCTCATGCCACAGCCTCCCGCTGGTCATGGATCATGGCCGGCGACTCACGTTCCAGGCGGCAGCTGCCCACGCAGCCGGAACAGGCGCCGCACGCCATGATCTCGGGGATGGCGGGCATCGGTGCCCACAGGCTGGGCTCGATCGGCAGTTCGGTGTAGGTCATCACCCACTGGCCGTCCGGCTTGCGGTAAGCCACGTCTACGCTGGGCTCGCCGTCGAAATACCAGACCGCCAGCACATCATGCAGCGGCTCGGGCACCACCTGCCGGGCGCTGCGCCACTCAATCCCGTGCCGGGATACCGGAGCAATCGTCATCATGGCCACCTCCTCACACCGCCGCCAGATCCAGCGCCAGCGGCCGATACTGATCGGAATCGCCGATGCGCTTGTACACCCGCACATACACCGCCGTGCCGGCGCTCTGAATGCTGTCCTTCAGCGCCTCCATGGCCCGCTGCCAGCCCTCGTCGTCGATCTCCAGCCGCAGCAGCTCCAGCACCGCCGTGGTTTTGATCTGGCCCTTGCTGTCGGTGCGGAAGGCGCGATCCACCAACGCCCGGATATGCGGGTTGGCCCCTTCGCTCCAGCGCAGGATGCAGTCGTTGATCAACTTTTTCGCCGCCTCCAGCTCCTCGGTGAAGGTGACGCGCTCGGCATAGCTGCGCTGCACTTTGTACTGGCCGTCGTAGGTGGTCACCGTCACGTTGCCCTTCTTGCCGCCCAGGTGCACCTCGTAGCGCTCGGCCGCGATCGCCACCAGATCGGCAATCTCCGCCAGCGCCTTGGCCTTGAAGGCTTTCAGGCGCTCATGCAGCGCCTCGGCTTCCTGGGCCAGTTCACGGGCGACCTGGTCGCGCAGCTTGTCGTGCTCGCGCACCTGATCCTCGGGCACCAGATGGCCGGCGGCGTTGCGCATGTATCCGGCGGGTACAGTGTCTTGAGTGATATTCATCGTTTCATCCTCTCAGTTGAGTTGCTTTGCGGTAAAACATGGCCAGCAGTGGGTAACGGTGATGGCGCAGCGGCTCCACCGCCGCGCCGTTGCGCCGGGGCAGGTGGGCCACCTCAGCCTCCATCCGGGCGGTGACATCCCCGACCTCGGCTGCCTCGGCGTCCAGCCGGTCCCGCACCGCCTGCTGCGCGGGCAGCAGGGGGAAGGGTTCCAGCGCCAGATGCTCATAGCGGGCCGGGTCATGCAGGTACTGCTCCAGGCTGATGCCATGCCCTTTAAGATGCATGGCAACATAGCGGTCGGCGTAATAATTCAGGTATTCATCGCTGTAGATGTTCATGGTTAATCCTCACAGTTCGGCAATCCGGCAGCCTGTGCAATCATCCCGCGGGCAGCTGTTGCAGATCGCCCGCGCATCCAGCGCCGCCGCGCGGCGCGCATCCGTTACCACCCGCACCAGCGCGGCATAGCGCGCCGGCAGGTCGGAATTGGGGCGGTCGTAGCGCCCCGCCCGCAGCATCGAGGCGGCGGGCTTGCTGCATCCCAGCACTTCGGCAATCTCCGCCAGCGTCATACCGCCTCCACCTCAGAACGACCGATACTGCGCGCGCTATCAAGCGCCTCGAGCAACGAATTGAAGCGCTGGAGCATGAGCTTCAGATCTTTGCGTGCGGGCATATCATGCTCGTCGATCTCCTTATCAATACCGCCATCAGCAAGGGCTATGCTGAGGAGCTTGAGAGCGCACTGGAAAGCCTTCGGGGCTGGTATGCGCACGGCACGCAGATTGCATTCGTGGAGAATCAGTTCCAGCAAATCCCCGGATATAACCGTGGCATCGACATGATCGAGGTGTTCCTGGCACGCCTGCGCGAGACGCGCGGTGATATCGACTAACGGCTCCCGCCGCACAGCTGGCAGGTACTTTTCGTAAATTGCACGACTCATTGTTTATCCCTCCACCGCATAACGGTTAGCCATCCACTTGCCCGCCAGCTCCAGCACCGCCGGCGTCAGTGTCTGCATCTCGTTGGTCGTCATGATCCGCTGGCATTCGCCCGCCAGCTCCATCGCCTCGCGGAAGTTGCCCTTGCGGCACAGGCTCCAGAAGCCGGTCACCAGCTCCTTGTCGGTGAGGTCGCCAAAGATGGGCCGGATCACGTGGGCATAGGTCTCCGCCCGATCGAGGTGGCGCGCCTCCACCCGCTTGGCGCCGATCCGCGAGCCCAGCTGCAACAGCAGCGGGCGCGTGCGGGCGTCTGTGAACTTGCGTGAATACAGCTCGGTGCCGATCAGCAGCACCCCGATGCCGCACTCGTCGGCCAGATAGCGCAGCGCCTCCAGCACCCGCCACCCCAGCTTGTTGGCCTCATCCACCACCAACAGCTGCCGCTCGCCATCGTCGCCCCGGCGCAGCAGGCGCTCCACCGCGCCGCTGCCCTGCAAGCCGCAGCGTTCGGCCACCGTGGCCAGCATCTGGTGCCGCGTCATGCCATCCCAGGCCGCCACACGCAGGGCCCCCAGTCGGGCGCAGATCGCCCGTCCGGCCATACTCTTGCCGCTGCCCGCAGGCCCGGTGATCTCGCCGATCGGGTACTCGCTGGAGAGCACCAGATCCGCCAGTGCCAGAGCCTCTTTTACGATCTTGGTTTCTCGGATAGACTGTCTCAT